ACGAAATTACAACAGGAGTTATCGAGCATTGGGAAAATGAGGTAGAAGGTTTAAAAAATGATCAAGATAGTTTAAATGAATACTATAGACAGTTTCCAAGAACTGAACAGCATGCATTTAGAGATGAAACAAAACAAAGTTTATTTAACTTAACTAAAATATACCAACAAATAGATTATAACGAGGAATTAAATAATACTATAGCCGTTACAAAAGGAAATTTTCAATGGGAAAATGGTGTTAAAGACACTAAAGTTATATTTATGCCAAGTGATCAAGGGAGGTTTAAAATAAGTTGGGTGCCACCTAAAAACTTACAAAATAGAGTGATTATAAAAAATGGAAATAAATATCCTGGTAACGAACACGTTGGAGCTTTTGGCTGTGATAGTTACGACATTAGCGGTACTGTTGATGGTCGCGGCTCTAAAGGAGCATTACATGGACTGACAAGGTTCAGTATGGAAGATGCACCTCCAAATCATTTTTTTCTAGAATATATATCTAGACCTCAAACGGCTGATACTTTTTTTGAAGACGTACTCATGGCTTTAGTTTTTTATGGTATGCCTATACTTGCTGAAAATAATAAACCAAGATTATTATACTATTTAAAACGTAGAGGTTATAGAGGATTTTCAATAAATAGACCTGATAAAGTTTGGAACAAGCTTTCAACAACAGAAAGAGAAATAGGTGGAATACCTAATTCAAGTGAAGATATTAAACAAGCGCACGCCGCTGCTATAGAAGCTTATATAGAAAATTATGTAGGTTTTAATAACGATAATTATGGTGATATGTATCACCAAGAAACATTAGAAGACTGGGCTAAGTTCAATATAAATAATAGAACAAAGCACGATGCTTCGATTAGTTCTGGTTTAGCTATAATGGCTTGTAACAAAAATAAATATAAACCAGTTGCTGATAGAAAAACAAAAACTGTAAATTTAGGAATAAAGACGTATAATAACGATGGTATTCTTTCAAAAATTAACGAGTAAATGATATATACTAATAATAGAAGTTCTTTTCCAGATCAAGTAGCTCCTCAAGAAGAGAAGATGAGCTTAGACTATGGTCTTCAAGTTGCTAGAGCTATAGAAGGCGAATGGTTTAGACAGGGAGTTGGAGGTAATAGATACTCATTTAACTACAGCATATTTCATCAAAGAAGATTATACGCTAGAGGTGAACAATCAGTTCAAAAATATAAAGATGAATTATCTATAAATGGTGACTTAAGCTACTTAAATCTTGATTGGAAACCAGTTCCTGTTATACCTAAGTTTGTTGATATTGTTGTTAATGGTATGTCTGACAAGATGTATGATATAAAAGCATATTCTCAAGATCCTGCTTCACAAAAGAAAAGAACTGAATATGCAGAAAAAATATTTAGAGATATTCAAGCTAGAGAGTTTATACAAACAATGCAGCAAGAACTTGGTATTGATTTAAAAGAAGCTCCAGCTGGCGCACCTGAAACAGAAGAAGAATTAGAAATACATATGCAGTTAGACTATAAACAGTCTATAGAAATAGCAGAAGAAGAACTTATTGAAAACACTTTAGCTAAAAATAAATTTGAATTAGTTAGAAATAGATTTAATAGAGATTTAGTTGTATTAGGTATAGGAGCTGTAAAAACTAGTTGGAATAAATCAGAAGGTATTGTAGTTGATTATGTTGATCCAGCTAATCTAGTTTGGTCTTATACAGAAGATCCTAACTTTGAAGATATATATTATGTTGGTGAAGTTAAAAATATAAGCTTACCAGAACTTAAAAAAGAGTTTCCGCAACTAAGCGATCAAGAGCTAGAGCAAATACAGAAATATCCAGGTAATAGTAATTATCTAAGAAATTATGACGGGCAAGATAATAATAACACTGTACAAGTTTTATATTTTGAATACAAAACATATTCTGATCAAGTATATAAAATAAAATATACAGATCAAGGTTTAGAAAAAGCATTAGAAAAGACTGACAACTTTAATCCTCCGCCTAGTGATAATTTTAATAGAGTTTCAAGATCTATTGAAATGTTATATAGTGGTGCTAAAATATTAGGTCACGATATAATGTTAGAGTGGAAGATAGCTGAAAATATGACAAGGCCTTTTAGTAATACTGTTAAAGTAAATATGAATTATCAATTAGTTGCTCCTCACACATATAAAGGACGTATAGAGTCTTTAGTTGAGCGTATGATAGGTTTTGCAGACATGATACAAATAACATCGTTAAAACTGCAGCAAGTACTTTCTAGAACAGTTCCAGACGGTGTATTTATGGATGTAGATGGATTAGCAGAGGTTGATCTAGGTAATGGTACTAATTACAACCCAGCTGAAGCTTTAAATATGTACTTTCAGACTGGTAGTATTGTTGGTAGATCAATGACTCAAGATGGTGATATTAACCAAGGTAAAGTTCCAATACAAGAATTAGCTACATCTTCAGGCGGACAAAAAATTAATTCTCTTATATCAACTTATGAGTACTACCTTAAAATGATTAGAGATGTGACCGGTTTAAATGAAGCAAGAGATGGTACATTACCAGACAAACAATCATTAGTTGGTTTACAAAAACTTGCAGCTGCTAATTCAAATGTTGCTACTAAGCATATATTAAATGCTAGTTTATTTTTAACATTAAGAGCTTGTGAAAATATATCTTTAAGAGTTGCTGATAGTATACAGTTTGATTTATTAAGAGAAAGTCTTATAGATAGCATAAGTCTTTATAATGTAAAAACATTAGAAGAAGTTCAAAACTTACATCTTTATGATTTTGGTATATATTTAGAAATAGAACCAGACGAAGAAGAGAAAGCAATGCTTGAACAAAATATACAGATGGCTTTACAGCAACAAAGTATTAGTCTTCCAGATGCTATTGAAATAAGAGAAGTTAAAAATTTAAAATTAGCAAATAAATTATTAAAGCTTAAACAAGAACAAAAAGCAGAAAAAGATCAACAAAATAATTTAGCTAATATAAAAGCTCAAGCAGATGCTAATGCGCAAGCCGCTGAAAAAGCTGCTATGGCTGAGGTACAAAAACAACAAGCTTTAGCACAAACAACTTTACAAATAGAACAAGGTAAGTCTCAGTTAGAATTACAAAAAATTCAAACTGAAGCTGAAATTAAAAAACAAATAATAGAATTACAGTATGGTTTTGACAGAGAGTTAAAAGCAATGGAAGTTCAAGCTATGAAAGAAAAAGAAGCTTTAATAGAAGATCGTAAAGATAAAAGAACAGAAATGCAAGCAACTCAACAAAGTCAAATGATACAGCAGAGACAAGATGGCACTATGCCAACTAATTTTGAAATGCCTAGTTAATACTTGGCTATTTATTATATAATATCATATCATGGAAAATAAAGAAAACATACCACAAGAGGGTGAGTTTAAAATGAAAAAAAGACCTAAAAGGTTAAGTAACTCAAAAGAAGAAGTTGCTAATAAAATAGATTTATCTAAAAAACAAGAAGATGCCGTTCAAACACCCGAGACAAATGATAGCAATGTTATTGTCGAAAAAAAGAAAGACGAGGCAAGTGGCAAAGAAGTGGCTGAAGAAGTACGGCCCGCCGAAGAAGTAGTATCTCCTATAGTAGAAGTTAAAGAAGAACAAGTAAAAGAAGAAGTTAAAGAAACTACACAAGAATTAAAAGAAGCTATAAGAGACGAAAAAGTAACAGGTAAACCGCTTCCTGAAAATATTGAAAAACTAGTTTCGTTCATGGAAGAAACAGGAGGTTCTGTAGAAGATTATGTTAGATTAAATGCAGATTACTCTAAAGTAGATGATGTTACTTTATTAAAAGAATTTTACAAACAGTCTAAACCTCATTTAAATATGGAAGAGATCGAATTTATGTTAAACGATCAATTTGCATACGATGAAGAAGAAGACGATGAAAAGACTATACGTAAGCGTAAGCTTGGTATAAAAGAAGAGGTTGCTAAAGCCCGTAGGTTTCTAGATGAAACAAAAAGTAAGTATTATGATGAGATCAAGTTGAACTCTAATCTTACTGATGAACAAAAGAAAGCTATGGATTTTTTCAATCGATATAATAGCGAACAAGAAAAAGTTAATAAAACTCGAGAGGATTTTGTTGATAGAACAACTAAATTTTTTAATGATGATTTCAAAGGTTTTGATTTTAAGTTAGGAGATAAGACAGTTAAGTATCAAGTTCCAAATCCAAATGAGTTAGCGAAAAGTCAAAATGACATTGCTGATTTTCTTAAGAAGTTCTTAAATGAAGACGGTGCCATTACAGATTTAAGTAATTATCACAAATCTTTGTTTGCGGCTCAAAACATAGACACTATTGCAAATCATTTTTATGAACAGGGCAAAGCAGACGCGGTTAAAACTGAGTATGCAAAATCCAAAAATATAAATAACTCGCCAAGGACTGCTCCTGATCCGGGTGCTTTATATTTAAATGGCATGAAAATAAAAGCTGTTACAGGTGCCAATAGTGATAAATTAAAAATAAGAAAAAAATAAAACTCAATTAAAATGGGACAATTCACGGTAACAAATGCCGGACTTTCGCCTACTTCAGATATGTCGATATTATCTACTAACTATTTACAGTGGAATGACAAGGCTGGTGCGAATTTTGCGGACTTTGCTCAACAATACTTACCTGAGCTTTATGAGCAGGAAGTAGAGAGATTTGGTAACAGAACGTTATCAGGTTTCTTAAGAATGGTTGGCGCTGAAATGCCAATGACTTCTGATCAAGTAATTTGGTCTGAACAAAATAGATTACATATCGGTTATGATAATGTATCTAAAACTGACAACGCTGGTGTTGACGCTACTTTTACAGTTCAAGCTCCTCTTGGTGCTGCTCCAAATGAAGTAGTTGTAAGAATTAATCAAACTATTGTTGTATTTGATCCAGCTTCTGGAAATACGTTAAAAGGTTTAGTAATTGAAGCGTCTAACGATGCTACTCCTGCTCCTGGTACGTTTACTTTCAAAGCTGTTGCTTATACTGCTGCTGATTTCCAAGGTTTAGCTGATACAGGATTAAAAGTATTTGTATACGGATCTGATTTTGCTAAAGGAACTGAAGGAATGATTGGTTCTGTAACTCCACAAGTTACTCAATATAATAATAGACCTATCATCATTAAAGATAAGTATTTCGTTAACGGATCTGATACTGCTCAAATCGGTTGGATCGAAGTTGCTACTGAAGATGGTACTTCTGGATATTTATGGTATATGAAAGCTGAATCAGAAACTAGATTAAGATATGAAGATTATCTTGAAATGGCAATGGTTGAAGGTGAACTTGCTGCTGCTGGTTCTGGTGTTGCTGATCACGGATTAGCTTCTTCTGGAAAAGGTACTGAAGGTTTATTCGCTGCTTTAAATGCTAGAGGTAATGTATATTCTGGATTTGCTGGTGCTGCTGCTCCTGGAGCTGGTGCATTAGGAGATTTTGATGCTATCTTAGCTCAATTAGACTTACAAGGAGCTATTGAAGAAAATATGTTATTCTTAGACAGAGCTACTGCTCTTGATTTTGACGACATGATTGCTGCTCAAGCTGGTGGTGGTTATTCTTCTACACAAGCTGCTTCTTACGGTTTATTTGATAATGAATCAGAAATGGCTCTTAACTTTGGTTTCTCTGGTTTTAGAAGAGGTTCTTATGACTTCTATAAAACTGACTGGAAATATTTAAACGATGCTTCTACTAGAGGTATGGTTGACAATATCAAAGGTGTATTAATTCCTGCTGGAACTTCTACAGTTTATGATCAAATGTTAGGATCAAACATCAGACGTCCTTTCTTACACGTAAGATATAGAGCTTCTGAAACTGATGATAGAAGAATGAAGTCATGGATCACTGGTTCTGTCGGTGGTGCTTACACTTCTTCTCTTGATGCTATGGAAGTACACTATCTATCTGAAAGATGTTTAGTAACACAAGCTGCTAACAATTTTGTATTGTTTACATCTTAATTATTGTTTAACATTTAAAAGATAGAAATTATGGGATATGTAAAATTGAAAAAAGCTGGCACTGCATTTGATATTTTGTCAGCTGAAAATGTAGGTTCAATTAAACTTGCAGGATCTGGATCTCCAGAACCAATAATAGTAACTTATATTACTGCTGGTAGTTCTGCTGCTAAGCAATTAGAGGTTACTATTGTTCCAAATACTAACAACTTTGTTCAAGCAGATGTTGACGCTTTGAATGAGGCTGTTGGTACAGCTGGTGGTGGTGCTGGAATGGTACCAGTTAGTTTGGCTCAAACTGTTGCTTCGGTTACAGTTAGTGAAAACTAATAACAAATAAATATAAGATCCCGCTTCGGCGGGGTCTTTATTAATTATTATATTATATTATATTATGAAAACAAAAGAAAAAGAAGTAAAAAATACTTGGCAAATAAAAGATAGAAACTATTATTTGACAAATGATAGATCGCCATTGACTTATACGCTGGCATCTAAGCATACAAGAAGATTTCCATTATTATGGTTTGACGAAGAAAAAGGTATGCAATT